ATGGACTGTTTGTACCCCAAAACGAGTCATTAAGTCATGATTAAGGAGCCTCTAGTCATAGATGGTGGAGCATTGGCTGAAATCGTCTCAGATCGGCTCACATCGGTTTTTGAGCCGGTAACAGCTCCACGAATTCACACACCAATCAATGATTTGCCGTCACGCGGCTTTGAATTGATTGATTTTGCAGATCAAATCATCGATGGCGGCTTCATGCCGTGGCAAAAATGGCTGGCCGAGCATAGCCTTAAGGTAAAGCCGGATGGCAGGTATCACCATCCTGTAACAGTCGCCACAGTTGCTCGGCAAAATGGCAAAAGCACTTACATGATGGCTCGGATCATGATGGGTCTTTTCCATTGGCAAGAATCATTGCAGGTTTCCACAGCTCACCGGCTTGTCACATCGCTTGAGCAATTTAGAGCAATTGTCCACACCATCGAAAGCCATGACGATTTGGCCAAACGCATCAAGCGCATCCGCTGGCAACATGGAGCCGAGGAGATTGAAACGCTAGAAGGTTGCAGGTTTATTATTAAAGCTGGTGGATCGGCGGCGCGTGGATTGAGCAAACCCGAAACAATCCACATGGATGAAATCCGAGAGCTGCACGACATGGAGACTTTTGCCGCTATGCGATACACATTGATGGCGGCCAAGAATCCACAGGTTAATTGTTTTAGCTCGGCCGGTGATTCTCATTCGATGGTGCTTAACCAGCTACGCGAGCGCGGATTGGCCGCAGCTAGTGGTGCAACCGATGATGTGGGTTATTTTGAATGGTCAGCACCCACAGATGAAATTACATTGGAAAATGCCGCTTTTGCAAACCCCGGACTTAACATAACAATTCACCCAGATAACATTCGCGCCGTTTTCAATGATCCGCCAGATGTTGTGATGACCGAAGTTTTAAATCGTTGGGTACAGACAATTTCAAGCGTTGTTGGATCAAAGGAATGGCAAGAATGTGGAGATGAAACCATTGATCTGGATGAGGATAAGCTCACATGGATGGCGATTGACATTTCACCGGATCGCAAACATTGTGCATTGGTGGCGGCTCAAAAACTTGGATCAGAAAATTTTATCATCAAGCTGTTGCACACATGGGAAAACAGCATCCAGCTAGATGATCGCGCAATTGCCAATGATGCGGCCAGTTATTGCCGGAAATACCCGATTGAGTATTTGCTTTATTCAAAACGCACATCCGGCGCGGTTGCAAGCCGTATGCAGCCGGCAGGTATTCCAATCCATGACATGGATGGCGATTACCCACAAGCGTGCGATGAATTATTGGGTGCAATCAATTCCGGGCGATTGAGGCATCGCAATCAAGCTGCACTTACCGAGCAAATGCTTTCAGCGGTGCAATTGCGGCGCGGTGATGGCGGTTGGGTTATTGGAAGGCGTGCCAGCCAAACGGCGGTGTGCGCTGCCGTAGCGGCCGCGCTATGCACACATTTTGCGACACGCCCAGAAACGGAAATTGACATTTTAGTGGGTTGATTCTTGACATTTGTGGGAAAATCGGTTTATGGGATTCCGAGACTTATTTGTCAAAACATCATCCGTCACAGAGCTGACATACGATGTCTCGGCTTCTCTTGCTCCTGTTACAACTCTTGATTCACTATCGCCATTCTTTAGGGGTACGCGTACAGCTACGCGACAAGAAGCTATGAGCGTGCCGGCTATTGCTCGCGGTCGAAACATCATTTGCTCATCTATCGCATCAATCAGCCTTGAAGTGCGTGATCGTGTAACTGGCATGGATGTTGATGTGCCGCGTGTCATTCGCACACCTGATCCGCGTGTTCCCGGTGTTGCGACTTATGTTTGGACACTTGAGGATTTGTTATTCAATGGTTATGCGTATTGGCAGATTACAGAATTATTTGCCGATACTCAACGAGTGCGTAGCGTTCAAAGAATTTCTCCGGATCGTGTCACAATAAATACAAACAGCGATTCAACAGAGATTGAGTCGTATTCAATTGATGGAAATACACCATTGCCAACATCTGGCGTTGGAAGTTTGGTTGTTTTCTACGGAAACGATGAAGGCTTGCTCAATCGCGCAGGAATGACAATTCGCACCGGTGCAGAATTAGAAAGAGCCGCAGCACTTTATGCGCGTGAGCCTGTTCCGCAAATGGTTTTGAAATCTAACGGCACAGCATTGCCAGCCGACCGCATTGCAAAACTTTTGGATTCATGGGGCGCAAGCCGCCGCAATCGTACAACGGCATTTCTTAACGCTGACATTTCGTTGGAAACTTTAGGCTTTGATCCAGAAAAATTACAGCTCGCGGCAGCCCGTTCGTACATCGCTACCGAACTGGCACGGGCTTTGGGAATACCGGCCTACTTTATCGATGCCGAAACTGGATCATCGATGACTTACTCAAACGCCAGCACAACACGACAAACACTTTTGGATTTTTCTTTGATTCCGTTGATGAACAGCGTTACCGAACGGCTGTCCATGCCGGATTTTGTGCCATCAACACAGCGCGTTGAGTACGCGTTGGACGATTATTTACGCGGCTCAGCTTTAGAGCGCGCGCAAATCTATGAAATTCTCAATCGCGTTGGTGCGTTGAGTGCAGAGGAAATCCGAGTAGCAGAGGAAATGATCCGATGAAAGTCTTAACACCATTCACAATCACAGCGGCCGATTCAGAGGAACGCACAATAACTGGTCAAATTGTTCAATTTGATACACCGGCAAATGCATCAACCGGAAAAGTTTTGTTTAAGTCTGGATCATTGATTCCAGCATCGGTCAAGCTCAATTTAGAGCATGATTCAAAACGGCCAATTGGAAAAACGCTATCGATGGAGCTTGCACCTGATGGCAAATCAATCAATGCCACATTTAAGATTTCAAAAACAACCGCCGGATCAGATGCAATCCAAGAAGCTATGGATGGATTACGCGATGGCTTTAGCGTTGAAGCGAATGTGTCAGATCATGGATTCAATGAGGATGGCACAATGGTTGTAAATGCAGCGACTTTAGTAGGCGTTGCACTAACACATAACCCAGCATTCGATGAAGCTCGCGTCTCACATGTCGCAGCGACAACCGAAGTCACACCAGATGAAACACCAACCGAAGGAGACAAAGTGGATACCACTACCGAGAAAACAGAAGCACCGGCCGTTGAATCGGTAGAGGCTTCACAGAATGTTGTACAAGCTAACAAACCAGCACCTTATTTCACATCACCACGCAACCCAATTGTGAACATGGGCACATGGATGGAACATTCAATCAAAGCAAAATTGAATCCAATGTCAGAATCCGCAATTTACATCGCGGCAACAAATGACAATCTAGGTTCAACAAACCCAGCTTTTAACCCAACACGCCAGCTCACCGAAATAATCAACGGATTAAGCAATGGCACACGAGGCGCAATTGATGCGGTAAGCCGTGGAACCTTGCCTGATGCTGGGCTTCAATTTGAAATCCCAAAAATTACTCAAATTGCAGAAGTTGATCCGGTCGCAGAAAATGGCGCGGTCACAAATGTTGATGTAAATTCAAGCTTCATCAGCGTTCCAATTACCCGTTTTGCGGGCCGCAATGTACTCACAACTGAGATCATTGAAAGAAGCTCACCTGATTTCTTTAACGAGCTTGTTAGAATCATGGGCAGCTCAATGGCGTTTGCACAAAATAAGTATGTTGCAGCTCAAATCAAGGCAGATGCAGCTACAGATGGAACACCAACGGCAAACACAGCCGCAGGATTGATTGCTTATGTCAGCCGTGCAAATGCAGCTGTCTATGCTGGAACTCAAAGATTTGCACAAAATCTTTTGGTAAGTCCAGCGCAATGGTCAAACATCATGGGCTACAACAACAATGGAATTCCATTGTTCAACGCTTATCAGCCATCAAATCAGGCTGGCCTTGTCACCGGACAATCACAACGCGGAGTCGTTCTCGGCTTAAATTTCTATGTGGACAATTCAGGCGAATTTACAGGAACAGGCGATGACTCAATGGTCGTTCTTGAGCCTGATGCATTCACATGGTACGAAACAGGAAATTATCGTCTCGATGTCAATAAGCCATCAGACGGAACTGTGGAAATCAGCTTAAATTCTTATGGTGCATGCGCCACAAAGCTTTCAGCTGGTGGAAACCTATTTAATTTCACCTAATCAATAGACATCGGTAGCGGTCGCTCCCGAACGCCGCCGATACGAAAGGAACCGAGATGCCAGCTATAGTCACAGCTTCACAGCTTAGACAAATTCTTGGTGTCTCGGTTTCCTTGTATTCAGATGCTCAACTTGATTCATTCATTGACTCAGCTGAACAAACAATTTTGCCTTTACTTACGCAATACCAATCATCGGTGACTTTTGCCAATGTGAGTGATTCTGTTATTTATTTCACTACGATCCGGCCAAACTATTTTGTGCCGGGGCAATCCGTTGTTGTTACCGGGGCCGGAGCTTACAACGCGACTTATACAGTCACCGATGATCGTATTGAACCATTTACATTTACAGCTGCCACAGCCGCGGCTGATCGTGACTACCCATTGCCGTTTATTCCTAGCGCATTGGCTACCTTATCCGGTGGATCAGCCGCATCACTTTATGCAAACACACCGCCTATTGAAAACGCAATTTTGGTTGTGGCGGTTGAGATTTTTCAGAGCATCACAGCTCCCGGCAATCAGATCATGGCAGACAATTTTACACCGGCACCATTTATTTTGGGTCGCAGCTTGAGCAACAGAGTCATTGGCCTATTGGGGCCATTTTTAGATGTTGAAACAATGTGTTTATGACCATCGAAGCCGACATTCGCACACCATTGCAAACCGCATTATCAACCATTGCGGCCAATGTGTATAACGGAATTCCAGAAACAATGACATCACCGAGCATTTGTTTGGTGCCGGGATCGCCGTATCTTGAAAGTCTTTTAATAAACGGAGCAACCACAAAAGTCAAAATCAATTTCAATGTAACAGGTGTGGTTGGTTATTCCAACAACGCCGCAGCTTTGGACAATTTAGAACAATTGATGATCAGCATCATCAGCACAATGCCGGCAGGTTATACAGTCGGCGATGTGAGCAGCCCACAACCATTGGAAGTCGGTGCCGGTAAGTACCTTACGGCCGATTTACAAATCAGCACCTACTACACCGACTAAGGAGAAAAGACATGGCAACGACAATCATCACCGGCCGCGACATCACTTTCACAATTGATAGCGATAATTTTGATGCTCAGGCCACATCAGCGACTTTGACAGTTGATTCAACAATCAACACTTATCAAACACTTGATGGAAAAGCGTATTACACAACAGATACTCAAGGCTCATTTGCCGTTGAGATGCTGGCCGATTGGGGAGCTGCAAATTCATTGTGCGAGGCACTTTGGACAGCTGCAACAAACGCACCAAACACCGCATTGCCTGTGGTATTAGTGGCAGACACAGGCGCATCATTTGCGTTCAATGTACAGCCAATTTTGCCATCAGCCGGCGGCGCAGCTCCAGATGCACAAACTGTTTCGCTTGCTTTCACATGCGTAACAACACCTGTTTTAACAATTAGCTAGAAAAGGAGATCGGGAGCATGAAGTTACCAATTACGATTGAATTCACAAATGGCGATAGAGAAACCTATACAGCTTTACCGCCGGAGTGGATGAAATGGGAACAGAAAACTGGAAACACCATTCAGAATGTGTCCGAAAAAATGGGCATCGCTGATTTGTTGTTTTTGGCGTATCACGCAATGAAGCGCGAGGCAGCCGGCAAAACTGTTAAGCCTTTCGAAGTGTGGTGTGAAACTGTGACTGACATTGACATGGGAGAAACCGCAAACCCAAAAGTTACGAATCCGGATCAATAAACCGGACGATTTGGGAATTAGCGATTGCAACCGGATTGTCAAGATCAGAGTTTCAAACAGCTGAGGATGTTTTGACCGCGATTGAGATTTTGAGGATACAAAATGGCAAATGAAAGCATCACCTACGACAAGGCAGATTTGCGTGGGATTCTTGGTGCTTTCAAAGGCATGGATGCGGAAGCTGTTGCCGAAGCAAAAAATGTTTCAAATGGCTTGGCCACTTATGTGCAAGGCAAAATTATCTCGGCAGCTGGTAGCCGTCCAAATGAGGCAGCATCGAGGATTGCTCAAGGATCGCGTGTAAGTAAGTCATCAAAGATTGGTGAGCTGTCATTTGGATTTGTATCTCAAAAATTTAGCGGCGGCGGCACAACCCAACAGCTTTGGGGCGGCTTTGAATTTGGATCAAATAAATTTAAACAATTTCCGGTGTGGTCTGGTCGTGAAGGCCGCGGATCGCGTGGATACTTCATCTATCCAACATTGAGAGCTGAGCAACCGCACATCATCGCTCAATGGGAAGATGCATTTACAAAGATTTTGAAGGAGTGGTGACATGGCAATTGGTGGATCGCGCACGCTGAAACTTTCCATTTTGGCAGACATTGACAACCTCAAAAAGAATTTAGACAGCGGATCAAACGAGGTTGAAGGATTTGGATCAAAGCTTGGTGACTTTGGCAAAAAAGCCGCTGCCGCTTTTGCCGTAGCTGCCGCCGCTGCCGTTGCCTATGCTGGCAAATTGCTCATCGATGGCGTTAAGTCTGCCATTGAGGATGAAGCTGCTCAAGCCAAATTGGCCACAACATTGACAAATGTTACAGGCGCGACAAATGCTCAAATCAAGGCAACTGAGGATTACATTACAAAAACATCACTTGCCAATGGGATCACGGATGACATTTTAAGGCCATCGCTAGATCGATTAGTCAGAAGCACAAAAGATGTTAGCGAAGCACAAAGATTGCAACAAATTGCACTTGATGTTTCAGCTGGCACGGGTAAAGATTTGGGAGCTGTAACAGAGGCATTGGCCAAAGCTTATGACGGCAATTTTGGAGCATTGAAAAAACTTGGTGTGCCGCTTGATGAAAACATAATCAAATCAAAAGACTTTGATGCAGCTGCCGCGGCTTTAGCCGCCACATTTGCCGGTCAGGCATCAACACAAGCTGAGACATTTGCTGGCAAGATGGCACGACTCAATGTGGCATTTGATGAAGCAAAAGAAACTGTCGGATCGTATGTGCTGGATGCCATTACACCATTGCTAAGCGCGTTTGTGGATAAAGGCGTACCGGCCATCTCCAAATTTGCCGATGGTTTGGGCAAAACATTGGGGCCAGCATTTGCACAGATTTTCACATTTATTCGGGATGAGCTGTTACCGGTATTGGTCAAATGGTGGAAGTTTCTTTATGAGGAAGTTATCCCAGCCATTGGCAGCGTTGTAAAGCCAATACTTGAAGGCTTACGGGATGCATTTTTTAAGATCAAAAAAGTAATTGCCGACAATTCCGAGGAACTTGAACCATTTTTTAATTTACTCAAAAAGATTTGGGAATTTACAAAAACCTATCTTGCGCCGTTTTTGGGCACAGTTTTCAAAGCATCACTTGATGGCATTGCAACAGCGGTCACAATTTTGGTCACAGGCTTTTCAGCTTTGGTTGGTTTCATCAATGGTGCTTACACAGCCATCAAAAAGTTTGTTGATTTCATTGGAAATAACCCAATTGTCAAAGGCATCGCTGGAGCCATTGACAGCGTATTTGGCGGCGGTAAAGCTGCCGGTGGGCCGGTTAGATCAGGTACCTCATACCTTGTCGGAGAGCGTGGGCCAGAGTTATTTACGCCATCGGGCAGCGGCATGATCACACCAAACAATCGTTTGGGCGGTGGCAACACCACAATTAACCTCAATGTGACAGGTGCGATTGATCCAGAAGGCACAGCACGCTCAATCATCGATGTGTTGAACAATAGTTTTTATCGCGGTACAGGCGGCGCAAATAGTTTGCAATTCTCATGACAGTATTTAACCCAGTTTGGCGCGTGA